GCATTTTTAATAAATCCGTAATAAATAGAATGTATGTGCTATTTTTAAGGGTATAATCACCAGTAACGCCGATACACGAAGCGAGATATATATATATTGAGGTACACCCTTCTTGCGCTGAGTATGATATATTAGTTTAGGTGTTTCAGTAGCGTTTCTTAAGTGTGACAAGCGTTTCACTGAGTATAGAATCTACCGTTTCACCTATTACCCCCCCCTTTAAGGGGGGGAATATGAAACGAAACATTAACTAAGTTAATTAGGTTAATATTAAGTTAATTAAGTATTAGGTTAATTAAGTTTTAAGTTAACTTAGTTAGTTAAGTTAAAAAAAGAAAATAGATAAAGAAAAAAGGGAGTTGTTGATATATGGCTTCAAGAAGTGCTGAGTATTACAGGAGTCATCCTGAGGCTAGGGAGAGGAAGATGTTGTATGATAGGAAGTACCATAGTACTCCTGCGAGGAAGGCTTACAGGAGAAAATTGGCGAGGATGAGACGGGCTAAAGGTGTTATGGGTAAAGGTGGTAAGGATGTATCTCATACAAAGTCTGGTGGTTTTCGTATGGAATCGGTGAGTAAGAATCGAGCAAGGAATAGGGGGAAAGCATAATGGCTGGTAGAACAAGGAATTATTCTGCTAGGACAGCAGGAGAAGTATTGAGAGACAAGGTTCTTTACTTGTATCCTGAGTGGAGAAGTTGGAATAAGTTGTTGAGGAGGATATTTATATTGCTTCCTAGTTATGGAGCTGGTGAAGATGCCATAGAAAATATCTGTGACGATTTTGAATTGAAAATTGATAAGACGATGGATGCCGTAAATAAATCAGCTAGTTTTCAAAAGGCCATGCAGGAATATGTCGATAACAATTATGAATACCGAACCGGTAAAGTTGCTGTCGGATGGCTAAAGTCAAAACCAAGATTCATAACTTTTGCAGTAAAATGGTCACATCTTCAACACGTATATATGATGGAATCCGCAATGCCAGCGTTCATAAAGGCAGAAACCGGAAAGGTATCTGCTCCTGAAACAAAACTTATAGAAAAAGCAGGACTTCTTGGTATAGAATCCATAGTACATCAGCAAAAAGAACCCAAAACTGAAGAAAATGGTGCTATTACATATAGCGACAGCGAAGAATCGTTATACGAACTAGACAAAACATTCTCCAAGGAGGAGTAAATGGCTTTTCAATATACTGCAAGTCCATGGCAGAAAAAACTCCATGAATCTGATGCACGTATAAAAGTCATATGGGCTGGTCGTAGAGCAGGTAAAGGTAGAGCAGTTTTAACGGAACTGATGAGAGCCATTACCCAAGCATCAAATTCTCCGTTCTTAGCATCAAAAGAAGTTGCCGAAGCTACCGGTGTAAGAATCGGACATAACTTAACCCCTACCCTTGAGCCTCAAATTCATATATGGATAGTCGCTCCTTCATACGCTCAATCAAGACAGGCATGGAACGAACTAAAACAATTCATGCCGAGTAACCTTGTCGTAAGACGAAAACCCGGACAAGGTGGTGGTAGAGGTTCTGGATGGAACGAAGATGAAAAAACCGTATGGCTCAATTTACAAAAACCTAACCTGGCCAGACGAGAAGTGTATCTGGAGATAAAATCCGCTGACGACCCTGAATCCTTACAGACAGCAGGTCCTGATTTTATATGGATTACTGAGTCTCAAGATATAAAAGAAGCCGCATGGAATAAGTTACGACCAATGCTGAACTCAGCAGGTAGACTAGGAAAAGCCTGTGTCGAAGGTATTCCACCTTTTTCCAGGTCACACTGGTTTGCAAGATTATATAGATACGCTTCAGAAAATCCTACATCCGAATATCAAGGTTTCCACGCAACAAGTTTTGAAAATGTGTTTCTAACAGAAAGACAGAAAAAATCTATTGATGAAGAAAAAAATACCATGCCAGACCAAGTATGGGAACGTATGTACCTGGCAAAACAACCAGACGGTGGGTCAGGATTCTTCCGTGGCACTAAAATTGACGAAGCCTCAAGAGGAAAAGAAACCTGGAGTCCGGAAAAAAACAGAAGATATGTAGCCGGATTGGACTTGGGTAAAAGCCAAGACTATACAGTATTTATCGTAAAAGATTCACGAACAAGAGAAAGCGTTTATTCTTTGGAAATGTCCGGTACAGATTGGGTAAATCAGATAGAAAGTGTAGCAGCAGAGATTGACAGATGGGGAGTTGATGATGTACGAATAGATAGTACAGGGCTTGGAGATGTGGTCTTTGACCATCTAATGTCAGCAGGGTTACCTGTGACACCTTTCAAGTTCAGTATGCAAAGTAAATATCAGTTATTTCAGAATTATTACATTGCTTTAGAGAACGGAGATGTCTCCTTTCCAAGTGAATGGATAACACTGAAAAAACAATTAGAAGATATATCTATCCGCCCTACGGGCAACGGTGGTTATACATTTTATACAGAATCACAGCAACATGATGACTGGGTAGATTCGGAACTGTTAGCATTAATGGCTTGCGACCCTCCCGGCTCAGAAAGCGGAGATTATGGATTTGGCAGACCAATAAAAGGCATGACACCGATAAGACCGACACCAGTAAAAAGACCATCGAACTTTATTCAAAAGGTTCGAGAACAAAAACGCAAGAAATTTTTAGACAACCTTCCTGATGAAGTCAGAGAAGAAATTCTTACAGGATAAATTTAATGGTTACAACACAAGGAAATCCTAACGTAGTAGACGAAGTAGTAAATTTAGAATCTTCTAATCCTATTGACGAACCTGAAATGTCTATGCAATGGATACGAGAGATGAGGGAAAAAGGAGGACATGAATTTAGAGCCTTTAGGAATCAATGTGAAAATGCCGATGAATTTTTCCTAAATAATTTTGAATTCTCCGCACCAGATGGTGGTACTATGATACGTCTAGGTACAGCTCAATCGGTGATAAATACCCTTGTATCACACGTAAAACCCCAATTTCTGGATATATCAGTACCACCTCCTGGACCAAGAGGTCAAGCAAGAGCAGAAATGATGGAAAAGTTTCTAACAGGCGCACATCATATGATAGAACAAAAAAGCCCTGTTCATAGAGAACTGACAAAACACGCAGGACTATACGGAATCGCATGGGAAAAAGTAGAGTTTATCGCTAATGAATGGTCAGACTTTCCCGAAGTTCCACCAGAAGATGGAGGAACTGAATATAGAGAACTCGTAAAAGAAGTATTAGAAAAAAGGTCAGTATCATGGCCGATAAAAACAGTTGCGGTAAATCCACAAAGTCTTATATGGGATACAAATAATGGAACTGCTCCTAGATGGGTGATAAGTGAATCTGAAGTAGACGCTCAATGGGTACAGGCACATTTTCCAGAGTGGAATAATCACAAACGAGGTTATGTACAATTCTGTGAAATTTGGACTCAAACTCAGGTAGCATATATGGCTGACGATAAATGGTGCATGATGCCAAGAAAACATGGATATAAAAGATTGCCATGGGTTATGTATTGGCCTCAAATGGGATTACAAACTACTGAACTTGCACCAGATGATTTGTACAAAGGGATACTAAACGGTTCGTTTGATATGTTGAAAGCACAAAGCCAATTAGCATCTCATTATATTGATATCGTAGCAAAATCCGCATGGCCTACCCTAGAATTTACAGGTCCAATCGGAATAACCGAAGAGGTTCAATCAAGATGGGATGATACACCAGGTGCAAAAAATATAAAACCACCCCAAGTCAATGTAAATGTTTCTGATACTCCAAGACCACCGAATGAAATTGGTGTAGCTAAAGAATTTTTAGATGAAGCAATAGAAGCCAATACAGTACCGGCAGTTGCGAGAGGACAAAGACCTACTGGAGCAGCATCAGGATATCATACTGCTGTTCTCGCAGGAATTGCGTCACTGAACTTCGGTGCAGTAAAAGAAGCTATGGAACGAGGATTGCAGGATAAAGGTGAAGTTATATTACAAATAGTAGAAAATGTTATACAAGACAGAGTAACTGTATTTGGAAAAACCGAAGCAGGTACATTAGATGCAACAATTAAACCATCTGATATAAACGGACATTATGTAAATATTGTTAGAATTAACTCTGTCTCTCCAGAAGAACAAGAACGTAGGTTGAATCTCTGGTCGAACCTTTGGAGAGCAGGATATGTCGACTTGGATACAGCACTTAGAAAAGGTGGAGTCGCAAACCCGTTGGAAGTAAGAGCAAAAATATTGGAAGAACAATTTTTGACATCACCAGAAATACAACAACAGTTGCAATTAGCAGCAGCACAACGAATACCGACAATACAAAATCTATTACAAGCAGCAGGTGGTACATCTGATGCAGAAATAGAACAAACTGCTCGAAATATTCTAAATACACAGGGAGCGCAACAATTACCGAATCCCGGAAATTTCTCTAGTGTAAATCAACCACCAAGAACTAACGAAGCGGCAAGAGTCGCTCCAACCACAAGACCGGTAATGCCGGGTTCTATTCAGGAGATGAATCAAACAGGTGCTGCAATAGCTGGACCTCGAACAGGAAATGTACGAGTGCCAGCAGCAGATATTTCTCCAGGAGCAAGAGGATAATGGCAAAACCACAACATCCATTAGAAATAGCATATAGTAACTTTGACGAAACGGTAAAAAGACATTTATCGCAAGTAGAAAAGAATTTTAGAAACGTAAAAAATATACCTGAAGTAAAAACACCACGTAAAAAAAGAGGAGTTTTTGAAACTCCCTTTGGAGGTCAAATCTAATGCCTTATGTAACACGATATAATGAATTTACAAATTCAGATGAAGTAGTATGGGTTCCAGAGACTACATCTCCTTCTTTCTCCACAATGCCAGAGTTTCTTCCTGGTGGAGGTGGGATGCCTTTTGCGGCAGGACCATTTACAGGAGGAGTAACGACTGGTAGAGGAAATCAAGAGATGTATGAAGATTTTGGTATGCCAGGAACGATGCCACAATTAACCCAAAGAACAGATTCCTTTATAGCAGAAGACGAAGCAGAAAGAGCTAGATTTGCCGAAAGAGCCAGAGAAGAAAGAGAAGCAAAAAAAAGGGAACAGGAATTGAACCGAGATATAAGAGTAAAAATATTTGATTGGGATTCTATTCCCGGTTCGAGAACAACAGACCCTGACTATCCACAACGAGGTACTTGGAATAAATACGAAGAACTTTTTAATGATGATTCTTTATATAGAGGTCAATGGAAATCTTTTGAAGATGTCTTACGTAACGAACTAGCTGAAGAAATCCCTAGAGAATGGACTTTTGTTACTCCTGATGGTGATACAGGTGTACGGATTCCTCTTGTACCATCGAATCGAAAACACGCTGCCCTAATAGAATTAAGAGAATGGTATAATAAAGAACGCTCAATAAATCAAAGACGCAGAACAGAAGAAAAATGGGAAAAAGCAGGATTACCTGTAGGAGATTTTGGGGTTAATGGTAGATATGAAATTACACAAGAAGATTGGGAAGATTCTGATATAGGTAAAAAATACCTAAAAGATAATCCACCTGCAAACCCTGAATATGGGTATTCGGTGACAGAACTTGAGAATATAAAAGATGCGTTTAGTAATTTTAATAGTCAATGGATACAAAATTTCAGCAAAGGG